GCGACTGGCTTTGCTACTACGCTGACTGCTGTTCCAAGCAACGGATAGATTGTTTGCTCGACTGCTGATGTTGCGTAGTCCTGGTGAAATTCGAACGTTACAGAATTGTCTGCAAGTCCGGCCACACGTGTCTTTGCTGTGTTTCCGAATGCAGTGGTTTCTACGATGTCGAATGTTGAATTTAGAGTGATGCTCGAAATATATGAGCTTAGATCGGTGCTTCCAAATACAACGGATGCGTTTGTTAGTACAAGTCTTGGCATTATGCGACCGCCTTCGTGATTGCTCCGGTTACTGGCCAAGTCACAGATGCTGTGGCCAATTCACCGACGGCTCCGTTGATCGGAGTCCACTCTGAAATTATAGCACTGCATGAATATGACGGATTGAATGCGCTGGTGGTCGAGCCGTTTGGCTTGACGATCACAGCTGCTGCTGTTCCGAGAAGTGGGTAGATTGTCTGCTCCACTTCGCCGGTTGCGTAGTCCTGGTGAAATTCCAGGGTGATTGAATTGTCTTCTAATCCAGCAACGCGTGTCTTTGCTGCTGTTGATGAGAATGCGGTGGTTTCGACGACGTCGAATGTTTCATTGAGGGTTACTGATGCGACCAAATCGCTCAGATCCACTCCGCCGACGGAGATAAATGCGTTAGTGAGAACTATGCGAGGCATTATTTTGTCGCTCCTTCTTCTGTTTCTGTTTTGATGGATGGGGTTTGTGGTGCTGTATTACTTGCTTTGATGTGGTTTCCAGCGATCAGGGTTTCTGCGCTAACTCCTGCATCTTGCAATTCTTTTGCGGTGATTGTGTCGCCTGTGGTCTTGCCGCAGACTTCTCGCTTTGAGGTTACTGTGTATGTCATGTGGTGCTCCTTATCCCCAGATGGTTAGGCGGTATCGGTACGAGAGAAATGTGTTCGATTGCGAATCGTATGTTCCCGACTCTGCGCCGATCACTCGCAATGTCTGGCATGTTCCGCCTAGCGTTCTATCTCCCTCTATTGCTGCTTTGATGGATGTTGCTCCTGTGCCTGCAAGATATCCATCGAGCTTGTCCTGGCCTGCTCGCTCTGAGAAGCGCTGGACGATCACATAAATGTCGACGTTTGCTTGGTCTAATCCCCGGGCGTTATCGATGTCGAATGTGAAGTCGAGCTGACCCACGATCGCGCATGGTGGTGTTACTGGTTCCGGGATAACTTCGTAAACGCGAAGCCCTGAAATTGTTTGCAGTCTTGTCTTGAGCGCATCTCGCACCTGGCTTGGTTGCATCGGCATTATTTAGCCAGCCCATTGTTCTTGCGGAATGGTCGAAGCAAGGCTTCAACGTCTGCGTCTAGTTTGGCTGTGAGGCGCACTGTGCCTAAGTCTGGGCTTCCTGCGATTCCGAATGGCGACTGGCGGCGTGTGAATAATCGAGCTGCTTGGATCAAGGTTGCCATGTTGATCTCTGCTGGTACTGCGTTCCATCCCCAGACGCCGGTGATTCGGCATGCCTGTGGCAAATAATAGGGCCAAACGTATCGGCCAATTGCGAGAATGCGGTTGACTGGCCATCCGCGCTGTGGGTTGTTTACTGGTTCGAGCATGTAGTCGCTGGTTGCCCAGACGGTATCCCATGTCTGATTGAAGTTGTCGTCTGTGGCTACTTCGGTAATGGAAACGTTATCGTCCATATTCATCGTCCAGGGATCTAGCGGCGTGTAATAACGGGCGACTGGTGATTGCGTGGTTCCGTTGCGGTAAAAGAAGCGCCCTGTGTAATCGTCGATCATGCGGCTGGTTGCTGTGATCGCTGCTTCGAGTGGGGTGTCGTCCACGCTGTCTGTGATCGCAAGTGAGGCCTTTAATTCGGCCAGGGTGCAATAGGCATTAGTTAGGGCCACGCTTCGTCCTTCTTTCCGGTTTCGGCAGCATTGCGCGTTCTAGTTTGGGATCGGCGGTTGCTGTTTCCTTTGCCGGCTTGCGCCGGATCTTCTTAATCTTTCCAAATATCATGATGAATCTCTTCCATCCAGAAGCTCTTCTGGTGCGGCAAGATTGCAGCTGTGTTTACGTGGATCGTAAATCCGAGCGCCTTTGCCCTTCTGCAGAATAATAAATCCTCGCCGATCCATTCTCCGTTTACTGGCCCATCCCAGAACCAGCACCAGTCTTTGCCCTGGTTTGGATCTGCGACTTCGCGCATCTTCTCCAGAACGCTCCGGTGAACGAGCAGGCATCCTGTTCCTGCTGCGTCAATTTCGAAGACTGCGTTCTTGTCGTATTTGTAAAGCGGAAGGAAGCCGTTATCTGAATCCTGAAATATTGCCGGGACTGGCTTTGGGTAAGGCTTGCCTGGTACTCCAAATCCTGCAAAGACAAGGCCTGCGACGATCGGGCGGTCTTTGTCATGGGCTGTGTCGATCAAGGCGTCAAATGCTGCGACGCTGAGCTGCTCGTCTGAGTCCAACATAAGAAGCCAGTCGCTGTTGGTCTTATCCAGAAATTGTTTGACCACTCGGTTTCGTTGCTTTGATAAAAGTCCCGAACCCTTGATTCTTACAAATGGCCCGAGTCTGCTGCTCCTTGCTTGCGCAAGTTGGATCAGTGTGTATGCGAATGATCCGTTTACGGATCCTGGATCGCACGAGCCGATTGTTACTTTGTGTCCTGTCTTCATTTGTTTCCCCCTGTTTGGAAGTGCAGGGCGAGTGACTCGGGGGGTGGGCCACTCGCCCTGCACAATTTAGTGCTGTCCTTCGATTAGAAGGTTGGTGCGCTTAAGCCTGAGCCTGAAATGATTGAGGCTGCAAGTGGGTAGCGCTCTGCTGTGTATGCGGCGTAGCCGTAAACGACAGACTTGATCTGAAGGTTGCCAGCGCCTGTCGCATCAAAGCGAAGTGCGAATGGTGATCCTGGCTGCTCCCAGAGATGTGATTCGCTTGCTGTTACGCAATAGATTTCATCCTGGTTTGTTGTTGTTCCGTATGTTGTTCCGACGTTTGCATCGGTGATGATTGGAAGTCCGAGCATCTGGTATCCGGAGTTTCCGTATGCTGGCGCTCCGCCGACTCCTACTGCGTTCATCGCGCCGTTTGCTGCTGGTACAACAAGTGGACGGTTTGTGCTGTCTACTGCTGCGAGCAAGAATGCGAGGCGACGTGGGTGAACTACCCAGTGTGTAGGTGAAACGAATGCGTTTGTCTGGATCTGCTGAATTGCGTCAGCAAGCTTTGGATAAAGCAATCCGACTGTTGGCGCTGTTGATGTGAATGTGACTGCGTTTCCACCTGAAGCACGAAGGCCCTTGATTGTGCCGGCTGTGCCTGCACCGTTTAGGATCTGTGAGTCGAGTGTGGTGTGCCATGACTTGATCAAGTCAGCAATTACAAATGTATCGATGCCTGTTCCGCGCTCTAGTGCCTGGCGAGAAATATCTTGCTGGCCTGCGATTGTACGAACATTGATCGTGAGCAGTGTGTCATCTACATCTGTTTCTGAAACTGCATCGTTCTGTGTAACTTGAACGGCTGTTGATGAGCCTGTGGTCATGCGGCTAATGTTCAGAGTCATTCCACTTGGTGGAAGTGCCATCTTGTTTGTAGCTGCATCGGCGAATGGGCGTCCTGCGCGTGCGAATGGTGCTGCAAGGTCGACGAGGTATTGTGGAATTACAAGACCATCGAACTGTGCTGTTCCAACATCGCGGCGCTCGATTGACTCTTCACGCATGTGGCGTGCAAGGCGCTCGTTTGCTGCATAGTCATTTGAGAATTGCGCATTGAATGCGTCCTTCACGAATGAAGTTTCTGAGTTTGGTGAGTATGTGCGCTCTTCGCGTGTAACTGTTGCGCCGCCTGTGGTGCGTGGCATTACAACATCTGAAACTGCTGAGCGGATTTCAGATGCCTTTGCATCTGCATCTGCCTGTGCTTTCATCTTTTCGATCTTTGAATCGAGTGAGCGTGATTCTTCTACGAGTGTATCCACCTTTGTGGTTTCCTCTTCTGTTAGGTCAGTGCGGTTCTCTTCTGCTACTGCTTCGAGAACTGCGTCCATCTCTGACTTAACTGCATCACGACGCTCGATCAACTTATCAAGGAAAGACTTTGACATGTGTTGATCTCCTTCTGATTAGGGTTTGGATCAAAGTGGTGTCACTTTTTCTCGCGGCGCATATTGGGTGCGAGAGGCGCTCCGGCTTTGTATCTGCTGATTGCAGCAGAATTCTAGTTTGTATTGTTTACGATTGCTTGCGCAAGGCGTAGGGAAATCTTGCGACTTGCATCTTCTGGACTTGCTTCTGGCAATGGATCGATTGCTGTAAGTGTGGAGGCTTTGTGTCCTACAAGAGTTTCTGTTGCTCGCCATCCATCTCGAAATTCTTCATAGATTCTAATCAAAACAGCAGGATCATCGTCTTCGGCTGTGATTGAGAAATCTGTTCCTGGTATTCCTAGAACGCCTTCTCGCATAACGTGTTCGATTCTTCCGCGTGCTGTTCCACCTGAAGAATCCCAGGATACGAAGCTGCCGACTGTATCGACTGCGCGGATTGCGTCTTCTTCCATCTCTGGCTCTTCTGAAATTCCGAGAACTGTTTCCAGCATCGACTTTCCTTCTCCAAGATATTCGTATGATTCGTCGATCTTGTCGAGGATGGCCTGGATTACGATCAGGCTTTCGCCGGTGATCTCGCGTCCTTCTTTGATCGCCTGTCGAGCTGCTGCGATCTGTTCTCTGGCTTCAACGGTGGTGGTTGGATAGGCCGGGTAAGTAACGACTGAAACGTCGCCATCTGCCAGCGATAATTCTGTAAGGGTGCGCTCTGTTCTTCCCTCGTTCCATTTCTGGCGTATAACTCGGAATGCGAAGCTCATCTGATCAACGTCGCCGCGCTCGACCAGGGTGTAAAGGTCGCGAGCTGCCTGGGTGTCTGGTAGATCGGCGTCCATGTAAAGGCCGACGGTGTCTTCTTCAAGGCGAAGGGTTCCGTTCTTCGTGCGTGCTAAAGGTAGGCCTTCGTGATTGATCAAAAGGCGCACATCTGGTGTTTCGCTTAGCGTCTTGCGAAATGCGCCGGGTGCGATTCTTTCAATAAATGGAAGCGGCACGCTGTCGTCGTTGAATACGGCTGCGTATCCAGAGAGGCGCATGGTTCCGTCTTCTGCCTGGCGTGCTTCTACGTTCTTGATCGTGAAGGTGCGGCGTTCGATTTTCTTTGTCATTTTGCTCCTTGAGTCTTCTTCTGCGTCGAGTGCGTCTATCTTCCTTTGCGCCCAGTTTTGTGCTCGGTCGCTGAAGTCTGAATCTCCGCCCCATAAAAGCCAGGCCACTAATCCTGCGCCTGGGTATCCTGGATCGGACTGGTTGCTGTTCTTTGGGGCCTGGCCATCGACTTTGTGTCTTGCAAACCAGGGGGCCATTTTCCTGATCTTGTTTTCGGTGATATTGCCTGCTGCCATCTCGCGAGCTTCTCGCTTGGTTCCTTCTGTGAGGCCGTCGCCGCCGTATCCCTCTGCCAAATATTTCAGGCCGCGCTCTGCGTTTGCCTGAATAAAGGCCGGGACTGATAAATCAACGGCTCGCTTGCTGACTTCGCCGCCTGGTTCCATGTCCTCTGCGATCGAAATTGCCACCATCTGGTCGATTGCGTCTTGCTTATTTTCGTGGCATCCGATTGTGGTGTATGTGCCGTCTGCTTCTTCTTTAACGGCTGCCCATCCTGCGCAGTCGCTTTGTTTGTCGCTTATGAAATATGGCATTTATTCGACCTCGTAAACCGAAGCCGGATCTGCTGGGTCAATCGTGCCGACTTGCTGCAGCTGCGTGCTCGGTACTCCTGTGTGTTTCATCGGTGGTAATCCGACGGCTTCTGTTACGGCCTTTGGATCGAAGCCGACCTGGATCAGGCTTGCTGCGATCTCTGCTCGAAGTTTGAGTCCTACATCTGGTGCATCTGCTGCGTCGATATTCTGCAATGGCACTCTGAATTGATCGCCTGGTGTTCCGAGTGGGGCCAAATCTTCAACGGCGCGAACGTCGTTCAATGATAGGAAACCTTCGCGGAGGCCCTTTGTGTATGCGTCGAAGCGCTCGAGTGTGGTTCCTCGAAGCAATGCGTCAAGATTAAATTTGATGAAGCCGTCCGGCTCTGGAAGTAATTCGGACATTGATTGTTCGATTCGTTCCAATAATGGGCGAAGTGAGTGCTGCACGAATGAAAGGTTCTGCGCTTCAACGCTGGCAAATGACATCGCTCCTGCTACTGGGTGTCCTAGCAGGCTGATTGGTACTCTGAATAATCTGGCAATGTCTTCGACGTTGAATCTTCTGGCTTCTAAGAGCTGCGCGTCTGCTGCGTTAAGTGTCAGCGGTCTAAATTGTGCGCCGCCTGAAAGGATTCCGATCTTGCCTGCGCGGTACGGCCCTGTGTGGGTTACGTTCCAATCGCGGCCGATGTCGCTTGCCTGCTCTTCTGTTAATTCGCCCGGTACTTCAATGACGCCACCTGGGTTTGCAGCGTTGCCAAAGTATGCGGCTGCGTATGTGTCTGCTGCCATCGCTGCGCCGATCGTGAGACGAGCTGCTGCGATTGGGCCGAGGCCGTAAAGCGAACCGGGAAGTCTGAAGAGTGGAATGTGTTTCATTTCGCGTGAGGTCAAAATGCGCGAGTATGTTCCTTCTTCATCTCTCATCTTGTAGATGATTGGCTCTCCTGGACGTGGGCGTTCAATACGAACGTCGTCTGGGTGTACGCAATAGACTTCTTGGACTTCGTCCATGTCGTCGCGAACGGTGAGGATGAATGCGTTGCCATGAATATTAAGTGAAGCGATTATCTGCTCGTAAAACTCTAGGCGCGATGCTTCTGGATTTGGTTTGTTGATCCAGGCTGGTTGCGATCCGTAAACGCTGGCATATGAGATTCTGTTTCTGCCGCGTCGTACATATGCTGCAAGTGGCAACGAGGAAATCGTATCGCCGAGCAATCTTACGCAGGCATAAACTGTCGACATGCGAATTGCAGAATCTGCATTTACATCGATTCCAGATGGGGCCATGTAAGCAGGGCGTCCTGGGATAAGTGGTTCGACCCATTGGCTATTGTTTGTGCGCTTCTGCTCTGCTGCTTTGATTCGCTTCGATAGACTCATCAGTTAGCCTTTTCTGTTATCCATACTAGGAATGTGCCTAGTGTAATTAATGCGATCGGCAATGAAAGCATTGCGATTCCTGTGGTTGCTAATGCTACGCCAGTCACTTCTGCTACGAGTGAGAAATCTATTTTTTTCATTGCGCTCCTAAAGTTGAACCGAGAAGAATCTGGCCACTGGTGGCTTTGGTTCTGCTGGTTGCGTTGCTCTGTCGTATCCGAAGATTGCTGCTACGGCCGCATCGACTTTCCGCTTCGAGCTTGCTTTCGCAACCATTACGCCCCGAGATGATTGCTTCGTGACGCAGTTTGTTATGTGCCTTGCCATTCTTTCATCGCCATCGTGGGTGAAGCTTTGATTCACTACGGCTTCGTAGAATTTTTGCGTTGCTGGAACCATGCGCTCTGCGCTGTTCGGGTAAGAAACGACTGGCATTCCTTGCTCGTCCAGAACCATGAATGTGCGCTGCCATCGCGCCGGGTCGAAGACGATCTCTTTCGTTTGGAAGTTGCTATTTCTGAATGTGTCGATAATCGTCTGCTCTACTTCGGCGACTGGAACATGCCAGCCCTGTTCTGCGTCGTCTGGTCGCTCCCAGATTCCTACAACCATGAGGTGCGGTTTATCTCCGCCAAGCAGCCAGGCAATTAGCGCGGTGCTGTCGTTTGAGAACGCTCCATCAAATGCAAGGATTACGTCTTCGCCTGGTTCTGGCGTTCTCTCTGCGTCGATCAAGGCTTCCCATGATCCTGTTGGAAGCCAGGCGGTTGCTGTTGATACGAAGCAATTCGTGCGCTTGGTTCTGAATTCTGCTTCTGGCGTTCTCAAGACTGCGCTCTCGAAATCTTCGGCGTCGACGATGTCTGCGAAGCCGGGGTTTGATTCGATCCAGAGCTGCTTATCTCGGTGGTCTGCTTCTGGGTTCTTCGGTTCCCACCAGGCAAAGAAGAACGACGGATCAACAAGTTCGCCCTTTACGAGCTTCTGGCCGTATTGATATAAAGAATATGCGAGGCTGTCCTGGCCATTTGCTTGCGTCTTTACTCCTGCTGTCGTTATGCCGAGGAGAAGTGAATCGGATCGTGCGCCGCCTGCAAGCGACATAACATCCCAGAGTTCGCGGTTTGGCTGCGCGTGGACTTCGTCAAAGATTACGATCGGTGAAGGGTTGAGTCCTTCTTTGGTGTATGCCTCTGCTGAAAGCGCTCGGTAAACGGATCCCTTGTCTTTGTATTCGATTACGTCGCGGTAAAGGGTAAACATCGAAGAAAGTTCCGGGTCAAGTTCAACCATGCGCTTTGCTGTTCCGAATACGATGCGAGCCTGATCTCGATCTGCTGCGCATGAATAAATTTCGGAACCGTTGCCGCCAAGTGTGAGCGCCGATAATCCCATCGAAGCTGCGAGCGCCGACTTTCCGTTCTTGCGTGCCATTCCGATCAGGGCGACTCTGTGTTTGAGTCTACCATCTGGCCTGCGTGCAAGTGCGTAGTTGAGAAGTTCCTTCTGCCAATCGCGCAGGTGCAAAAGTTCGCCGGCTGGTGCTGCCACCGAATCTTTGGTCACTCTGCATACGGCTTCTGCAAATTCAGAATATAAAGGGCCGTCACCGCGTTTGCGGTCTGCCAAGTCCACCGGCGTTATCCAACGCGGCGGCCATGATTGTATTTTTTTCTTAGCCACGTGCTCGCGTCATTAATTCCTGGATGCGTGTCTGTGCCTGGACTTCTGCGAGTCCAAGTCGCGAACGCTCGACCGGGTTGAATGCGATCAATGAAAGCATTGCGGTTATCTGGTGATCAAGGTGGCGCAATGCGACGCGGTCGCGCCATTCTCCGCCTCTGAAAACTATCGCTCGAAGTTGAACGCGCTCATCCATTGTTTCGCAGAGAATCATTACGTGTTCGATGTCTGTGGTTGGAGAAATCCATGCGCGGCCTGCTTGCCAGATGCGTTCCCACATCTTCTGGCCTTCTGATCCAAGTGGTCGAAGTGGTTCTGGTGTTTCTTTCGCCATTGGTAATGCGATCAGGTTTGCTTTCTCTGGAAGTGGTCGCTTTCCTGGGTTGCCAAGTTTGCGCTTCTGCTCGATTGTCTTTGGGGGATTAGGCATTGTCGCTTCCTATGAAATCGTAAGGCTTGCCGGTTAGTTCATTGATTGGAAGAATTCCAGTCAGTTCTTGCCAGCGCTTGCAGATAACGTCTGCGTAGATGGGATCCAATTCTACAAGTGCTGCAGTCATTCCGAGTGTGTGAGCTGCTACAAGTGTGGAACCTGATCCGCCAAATGGATCCAGAACAACCGAATCACGATTCGCCGAGTTGCTCAATATTCGAGTGATGAGGTTGATGGGCTTCATGGTCGGGTGTTCTGAATTTCTGCGTGGACGTGGCTCGCGGATAATGGTCGAAGATTCTCTGGCTGTTTCGATTATCTTTACGAGTTCTGTCTTGCTCAATGTGTCCAAGTCCTTCGTTGCGAAGTCGAGAACGGTTGAGTCGTTAAATGGGCCGAACCAGGGATGTGCTGCTCCTGGCTTCCATCCGTAGATGATTGGTTCGTGCTGCCAGTTGTAATCCTGGCGGCTCAATGTGAAGTTGTCTTTCACCCAGATAAGAATTTGCTTGAGCATAAATCCGGAAGTCTTGAACGCTGATCTAAATGTGACGCTGCTTCCATCTGCGTGGCAGACATAAATCGGGCAGCCCTCTTTCGCGTTTACGTACATCGCTCCGTAGGTTGCAAGGAGAAACGATTCGAATTCTAAGTCGCTCATCGAGTCGTTCTGAATTGTTAGGTTCTCGTTTGTTCCGCCCTGGTATGCGACGTTGTATGGCGGATCGGTGAAGATGCAATCTGCAAGTTTGCCGTTGAGTGCCTTGCTTAAAATCTCCGGGTTTGTTGAGTCGCCAACAACGAGGCGGTGCGGCCCGAGGATCCATGTGTCGCCTTCGATGCTGTGCGCTGTTCTTGACTTCGCTGGTGCTGCATCTAAGTCGCCGGCCATTGGAATCTCTTCAACCGGAATCTTGAGAATCTCTGCGATCGCTTCCTGGCTGTAGCCGGCGTCGCTTACTAATTCTGGGTCAACGTTTACGAGCTGCGCGATCATCTCTCGAAGCGCGTCTTCGTCGTAGGTTCCAAGTTCGGCGGTGCGGTTATCTGCGAGCGCGAATGCGTGGGCCGTGTTGTCATCGTCGTCTGTCCAAACGACGGCGATCTCGCTCCAGCCGAGCTGCTTCGCTGCTTGCCATGTGTGGTTGCCGGCGATGATGGTTCCGTCGCTGTGTTTGGCAACGATCGGCTTGCGCTGGCCGAAGCGCTCGAGCGATCGCGCAACGGCGGCGATGTCGCCCCTGCGTGGATTGCCGGGCAGTGTGTGCAAGTCGTCGATTGGCGTGGCCAAACTCTTCAAGCTTTCGTTGATCATATTTTCCCCCTGTTTTTAGTTTATCTTGCCAAACCCTGAAAACCCCTGAACTGCGACGGTGCGCGTTCTGGGGGCGTCGGGGTGAATCCCCCCGTTGCGCCCTGAGGTTACAGGGTGTACCGGGATATGCCGGGTGGGGGGTCTGTGTGCGTCTATCTATTCGACTTGCTTGAATTGCATTTTCTGCAAAGGACTTGAAGGTTGGATCTGATTGTCAGGCCGCCATCGGCCAGCGGTTTTATGTGGTCAACGGTCAAGTCTGATTGCCGGCCGCATGCGCTGCACCAGGGTTGCTCTTCTCGAAGCGCTTTACTGATCTGTCGCCACTGGTAGTCGTATCCGCGCTGTGCGCGTGTTGGTCTGGCTGCTTCTTTAATCTTTCGGTAGATGCGATCGCAGTCGTTGCATCGAGCTGCGCGTGCAATGGTTCCGCAGTCTTTGCATGGTCTAGGTAAGGCCATCGTAATCCATTAGATATTTGATTGCCTGGCCAAGCCTGCCGGGTTGGTCTTTGAAGTAGCCGAGTCCAACGTTGCAATTGCTACAAAGGATTCCGCGTACTTGATTCGTTTCGTGATTGTGATCCATTACGAATCTCGTTGCACTCTCTTCAATGTGGACGCCACAGATAGCGCACGAATGGTTCTGCTCTTCGAGTATCGCCTGGCGATTCTTATTCGCCTTATGAACAATGCGACGATCGCTGCTCCTGCAATGCTTACAAAGTTCACGCACTCCATCTGCTCTTCTTCTATCTTTGCAGAAGAGATGTAGTGCTTTGGTTTCTTTGCATCTGGTGCACGTTCTTTCAGTCGGTATCTCCATCGGATTCGTCATCGTAGTCCGATCCATAAAGGGCGAGCCTGTCCTTCTCCGGTAGCGATAGGTACGACTGTAATGTCGCGGTAACTGCTCGGTTAAGTAACGACTCGATTGCGTCGAATGATAAGTTATTGTCTGTCGTCATGTCTGTGTGAACATCGCCGATGCTGATCGTAATGTTTAGCATTCGATTCCCCTTTGTGTTTCGGGGATGGTTGCATCTGCTAGCGCAAGCGTATCAGATTGGATTGACACTTTCGTCAAATCGTCAGTCATGATCGTGCCTGGATAATTGCTGCGATGTCATAAAGACTTCCTCTTCTCTGGATGTCGTTCTTCTTTATCGTTCTATAAACTTCGCGCTCTGTAATTCCTAGCCACATCGCAATCGCTTCGACGTCAAGGTAGAAGGTTTTGCTCGGGTTGCTCATTGCTAATGCTATCAACCGAAGCACCGTCCATTGTTGCTTGCATCCAAAGCAGGCGACTTCGGCCGTTAAGTTATCGGCGTCAATGACCACGTGCTTCTTGCAGTCATCTGTGGGGCATGGGATTCGCCGGGGCTGCTCTGAGAATCGTTTGGCTGCTGCTCTTCCTTTGGCGTGCATGAGCTGTATCTGGTGGGCGAAGTCTGCCGCCCATTCCTGTCCTAGTGACCAGTCAAGATGGGTCAGGTGAAAGGTTGCGCTCGCCAAGACTTCCCCCTCGATCGTGGGTTCTCTGATCAACATCGCCGGGCGCGTCAGGCTTCTCTGGTATCGGATGGTGCTCTCCCAGGCGTGAAGGGTGCGCAGTAGTTCGGTTGCCATCGTGAAATCCAAAGCGGCCACGTTGATTCCAATGCTGCGCTCGGTGCTGGCTGTTCCGGATCCTGTCCGGGAAGGCTGAAGGAATTGCCTGGCTTCTTTGTGTAGCTGTGGAAGTTCCCCGATCTGGTTGCGGACTTTAATCGCGCATCTGGTGCAGGCTCCTGGGTTCTCGGTCTTCTTATCGCAGATGGTGCATTGCATCAGAACGGTATCCCTTCTTGCTCGAGCTGTGGTTGCTTCCTTCTGTTCCAATAATCGGGGATCTCATCTTCGGCTGGCTCCTGGCCTTTGAATCTGAATATCTCTTTCGTCCTGCTGCAGCTGTGGCTGGCCAGAATTGTGGGGCTTTGCCCTTTGCTTCTCTGGATGGCGTTTACCGATCGCAGTCTTGCTTCGAATGATACGGCCGTCCTATGTAGTTCGAAGGTTCGGCTGCCCTGGATCCGTTTGATGATCTCTTCTTGAATGGTCAAAGTTCCGGGGTCGAGTTTGGTTTGGAATCCGACGGTCAACCCTTCCCAGATAAGTTTTCCACAGGCTGTGCAAAAGATGGGGATAAAGTTCGAATCTCTCATTTATTCTGTTCCTTCGGCTGCTGTTCCACTGTTCCGCGTTCCCCCTTATAGGGGGGGAACAGCGGAACAGTTTGGTCGCTCTTGCCCTGCCGTTCTGCGGAACGGTGCGGAACGGTGCGGAACGGCGGAACGGTTGAGTTATCCACAGGCTGGTTACTCCGCTTCCCATGCGTTGACGTCGCCGATCATGAATTGGTTCTTGAATTTGTAGAGGTACTTCTGCCCTTGCTTTCTGAAATCGACGAAGCCGCCGGCGATGAGCTGCTCCAAAGCCTGCCCTAGTTCCTGGTTGCCGATCTCGATTCCTTCTTGTCGGAGGCCCTTGCGGATGTCGTTCTGGCCCATCTCGGTTCCGATTCGCTCGAAGAAGTTGGAAAGTTCCTGAAGCTTCTGCTCCTTCGTCGTCACCACGATCGTGCCGCCGCTAATCGTGACGGTGATGGTTCCGTCCTTGTTGCTCTTCAAGTTTGCGACGCCGAGGTCTTTGGCGTCCTGGCAGATGGCGCGGACGAATCCTGGCCGGTCTTTGGTTACTTTCAGATTCAGGCAACCGTCCAGGCCCCTGCCGAATGGCATCGCGACGTCGACTGCGATCGCTACGCCGTCGATATCGGCTCGCTTTGCCTGTGCTCCGATGGCGTAGTTGCCCCGGGTGTCCTTGCTCTTTGTGACGTGGTCAATGGTCAAGATGCAGGCGTTCTCCATCCGAAGTGGGCGAAGAATGAGCTGCGAGAATGTGGTTGCGTCTTTGTTCTTCTCCAAGTCCAGGCCGAGCAGGTTCATGGCGGCGTTGACGCCGTCGATAACGATCAGGCTCGGTTTGTGGATCTGGATCTCGCTTTGAATAACTTCAACGATGCCCCTGGTGATTCCTTCGTCCGGATTTGCGTATCTGAAATGGCGCAGGCCTTTCGCATCGACGCCCATCGTCTTGAGGCGTCCTCGAATGCCGCGAGCGCTGTCCTCGAAGTCCATGTAGAAGACGCACTGGCCTTTGGCTAATTCCTGGCGCACCGCTTCGATGGCGATCCAAGTCTTGCCGCTTTCGCTCTCTCCAAAGATGGCATTTATCTTGTTTGCATAAAGGATGAAGTTGCCGTCTTCTCGCTTGAGAATTGATGGCCCTGGTTCATCTTCGAGCTGCATATCGGTGATGTCCTGTGGGATCCAGGAGCTGGTCGCGATCTCTTCGTTCTCATCGTGAAGCTGCACGTGGCTCGGGTTATGGGCTTCGATCTGCTGCCAATCGGTGCGCAGTTCGGTCTTTGCTCCGAAGCCCTGCGATCGTAAATGTGAAGCTGCTGCTTTGAAGTCGCCCTTATGTTCTATCTGGGTGTAGGCGGCAAATTTTGAGTAACTGCTCTGCGCTTCGAAGATGGTCGAAGTGCTGAAAACGAAGAGCTTGCCGTTGCCGTTGAAGTTTGTCGTCGCCGATATGCCTTCGGACTTGCCGGGACGTCGCCAGGCGGTCGATTCGCCCTTCTGATAAACCTTCGTCCATCCAAGTGGTTCGAGAATGCTTTCCCAGGTGACGGTGTCGTTATAAGCATCTCCTGGTGTTTCGATGCCGTCTTTGCGTGGCTTTGTTTCTTCTTCGATCCATTCAGCCTTCGGTACTTCGTCGTAAAGTGCGAAGTACTGGTGAATAATCTGGCGCTCTGCCATCGTAAAGGTTGGAATTGTTTCGATGGATCCTGCGCTGATCTGCCAGGGGTTGCCGGAAGGGTGGCACTTGCCGCCCGATGGCGCTGTGATCACGAAGCCGCCTTCACCGCGTGTTTCTGCCAAGCATCCGCCGTCTTCGCCGGCTGCCTGTGCGATCTTCGTGTTCCCTGGAACCTTGCCGTCGCTGATTCTGTATAACCAGTGAATTCCGCCCGATGGCGTTGCTTCCATGTATCCGTTTACGAGCTTTGTCCAAAGGTGGCCATGCTCGCTGCTTTCGAATATCTCGCGGAGTTCGATGTGAAGTTTCTTCGCTACGGCTCTTCCTTCAAGTTCCAACATTTCAAGGTTGCCAGAAACTGCGCCGCATATAACGCCGACGCCGTCTTGCTTCTTTGCAAACCAGCCCATTAATTCTTCGGGTGTCGGTCGCTTCTTCTGGTAGGCCGTCCATGCTGGCAATCCGGGGCGTTTGGATCCGTCTGCTGCTACTGGAACCGCCGAGATTCCTGCAGCTGCAAATCGGAGCGCTGTCGTCAGAATTTCGTTGCTCATTCTGGCCAGTATCCCCTCTTCTTGATTGAATAAAGAAGTCGATGTTTTTTCACCCATCGAATTGCATCTTCATGTCCTGCTATGGCTTCTGCCTTTGTGCTGTATCGCTGGCATCCGATATCTGCGCTGTTAGATTTTTCGTCGAATATCATTGTTTCAAATATCAACGGCGGACCATCGTTATATCTGTGGTTCATGCCAAGCCAGACAGTTGAAATAAAGAAGCGGCCAATTGTGGTCTTGCTAAATTGACGCTCATCTAGGTCGCCCCATAATTCGAACCATTGATCGTGTGTGATCGGCTTGCCTTCTTGATCGTAGTAGCTCATTCGTCGTCTGCTTCTTCTTCAATGTAACGAGCGCGAAGACTGGCTCTGCAAATCTGCAGCCCTTCCTGGAATCCCTTTTCTCGTTCTCTGAAGCAGCAGTCAGATGCTTCTGTGACTATTTTCCTATTCAGCAATTTGATTATTTCTATTTCGATGCCCTCGAGGACTTCGTTAATTGCCTTGACTTGCTCCGTCATTTGTTACCCCCCTAGATGATTCTCGGTCTTTCGCTCCTGCTGGGTCGCCTTGATCAAGGATGACGAAGCCCTGCGCTTGCAAATGTTCAACTATTCCGGTCGCAATTCTTCCCGGCGTATCTGGTAATCCGTACTCGTAATATTTCCAGAGCCATGCCGCGATCGTTGCTTTCGGTGTTTGTTTCACGTGCGTGTGATCGGAATCGAACCGATCCGCTTCCCCTACGGCCGCCTGGCCCACGCGCCTTCCCCGGATGGAGGTAATGATCCGGGAATGGTCTATCTTACGCCGGCTTTGCTCCGAGCTGCGCAAGCAACGCCATCACTTCTGGTGAAAGTGCATCGGCGGTTACTACTTGCTTTGCTTCGGTTGCAGCTGCTGGCGCTGCCGCAGGCTTCGCAGGGGCAGATGCAACGAAGGCGTTTGCCTTTGCTAAATCTGCCGGGTTACTGGTTGCGTCGATCAGGATCCAGGGCGCTGACTTTCCTGGCTTTGCTGTTCCCTGTCCGATGCGTGCCAGAACCTTCTGGCCGACTTTGTTCTTCAGCGCGTTCTTGAGTGCAACGTTGAAGAATAGAAGCCCTTCGTGAATTTCCCCGGTGTCGAGGTTGGTCACGTTGACTTCGATTGCGTCGGTGTCGCCATGCACTGTGGTGATGCTGGCTTTATATTCGGTTGGTTCAATGATTAGCAATTGGTTTGCTAAATCTGCGACCTTTGGCTGGTCGCCGCCTGTTGCAAGTTCCGAGAATGTCATTCTCGATCCCCCTTTGTCTTGGTGTTGCTTGGTTGTTGGTTTTCCAACTCTGTAGGCGGATTGCTTTCCGCGATTTCCTTTGCTATGTCCGAGATCGTCTTCTCGATCATGGAGTGGTATCTCCGCTGCATGCCTTTGCTAAGTCTGTACTGAAAGGCTGGAAGTATGGGCAGTAATTGCAAAGCCGATCGGGGCTTGCTGGTATCAATTGCCAAAGTTCCGGGCTGTTCTCGACGTCGACGGTTGCTAGCAATCCGTAGACGGTGTCGAGTCTTGCCAGGGCTGCGATCGCAACTGATTCGTCGTAATCGTGAAGTTCCACATGCATGTCGTCAAGGCTGCCGCTTGTCGGTAAATAAATCAGTGCGACTTGTTTAACCTCTGCGCCTTCTTGCGCTTTGCCGTAGCCGTAGAGCTGCACTTGTACGAGCTGCTGCTCGGTTGCTCCTTCTTTGCGCCGCTTCTCAAGGCCTGAGCTGCCTGTGGTTTTCCAGTCCATAACAATGCCGCGCCGCTTGTCGAATAAGTCCACTGTGCCGGTGAGATTGGCTCGAATGGTGACCTTCTGTTCGACTTCGAAGTCTTCAAGTTTGCCGAAGATATCGGCCAGGTGCGCATGGATCGCTGTTCCGACTTGCGCTGCCCAGTTTCCGCCGCCGGGGATCTCGTTTGCTTTATCCCAGTCGAGGAGTTTGTAAGCGATGCGCCTGGTGCATGAATGGCCTATCTCGGATGGCCCGATATAAACCTGCTTTGATCTCGGTGTCCATGTGCCGGCCTTCGTGATGATTGCTGCCAATTCATCGCCGAGTGCCTTGCCTGGTGCGTGCGGTGATACGAACATCTAGTCGTCGTCCTCTTCATCGTCGTCTTCGTAAGGTGCGAAGATGGAAGGCTCTTCGATGCCTGGGTTTGGGATAATTGTGGGCAGGCTCATGCGTCTTGCTCCACGATCGTAAATCGCCGGCTGGTCGAAACTGTTTCCAGCGCTTCTATTACTTGCGGTGGAAGAATCTCCCTCGCTCGCTTTGTATCGAAGCGCTTGCTTTCGACTGTCGTCCATCTGATCACTGGGCGGTTCTGGTACATCGCAACTTCGGCATCGCCCATCGCCGCTTCAAGGTGCGAGCGTGCGACGTCTGCGATCTCGCTCCACTTCTTTGCTTCTGCCTGCGCTGCCTTGTATTGGCGCAGCCATTGGCCTACTCCGTCGTCGAAATCAACGACGCCATGCTCTATTTCCATTGTCATCTTTCCCCCTAATACCAGCCGTAGCCGGTCTTTGCTTTCTGTTGCTTCCAATGAGTCCAAGCTGCGCAAGGGCCGCCGGCTCCGTATCGTCGTCCGATATATGCCAGGGCTGCGATCGTCTGGCTCACTCTGGATTCAGGGTGTCGCATTCCTAGATTTTTGTATGTGCCGGCAAGGAGCTGCCCCACTCCCTTTGCAGAGCTGGTGGGGTTATTGACGGATTGCCACGCGCTCTCCTTGCCGATTAATTGCGCGAAGCATTTGTATTGCTGTGGCTGCAGCAATTCTCGGGCGAGCTGCTTCGGATCGATGTGTTGCATCGGTGTCCTCTGCTCGTAAATGACCGGCGGTGTTGCCGGGGCTGGTGTTAAGGCTGCCGCCGCTAGGCTGCTGGTCATCGTTGAGACTCCAATGATGAAGATAAATCGGCGGATTGAATATTTGTTATCTGGTTTGATTGGTCTTCTCGCTTTCTCGCCTTGTTTGCTTCAGTGAAGATCCGATAAACCTGGGTCACTCTGATGCCTACTTTTCTGGCGATTTCGTCTGTCGAGATTCCTTGATCGCGTAGCTTGATGATGCGCTTCTGGCGCTCCATCTTCTGATCGCGCTTCAAGACCTGGCCCCTCTCGGACGGCGTCTTGCCGCCCCAGATGCCATGTGGGATCTCTTCTTTGATGGCGTATGCCAAGCATTCCTTTCTTTCGATACAACCGCCGCATATTCTGCGAAGGTTTGGGAGGCGCTCTGCCTCTTCTGCTTTCCCTTCCGGGAAGAAATAATCGGGATCTCCAATTTCGACGCATGATGCATTCTCGAAGAGCTGCACGAATGGGAGATGTTGCGTCGTTCTAATCATGGCGCTGTACCCACTGCTCTAAATTCTCAACGACCCAGGCCTTCTCAATGCCTGCGTTGCGTCGTTTAATTATGACGTATGCCGGCGGCGTTTGCTCTAGTCCTCTGGCCTTTGCATAGTTCGCCGCTTCTGTCGTTGCTTCATCCCAGAACGCCGGGAGCGATATGTTCTTTCGGTTCTTTAATTCCAGAATGTATGTTTTGCCTGCAACGATCGCGACGATGTCGCCTTCGTCTTTGCTGCCGGCTTTGGTCAGTCGTTCTGCGATCGCTCCAACCGAACGCAGCCACTTCATTACATCTGTTTCGAAGAGTGCGCCTTTGCGTCCGTTTGGGTTTGCCATTTACTTTACGAGTTCCAATCGTGGGGCTGCTGGTTCTTTGATCGCTCTGACTGTGATCAGGATTTGTTCCGCCAAAGTCAGCGCTTCGTCCTGGCTCATGTTTGCAATCAATAAAGCTGTGGCATCTAGTTTGTCGCGATGTTTGGAATATCTATCGAAGCCTTCTTCTGTCTTGAGGTTTTCAATCTTTCCATAATCGGCCAAGTCTGCGATGTAGTCCGGGTGTACTTCTCTGCCGGTTTCTTCTATCAAATCTAGGACGGCATCTCGTTCTTCTAAATAAATCGCCAGGCGTCCTTCGTTGCCATGTACTGAAAATAAAGGCTCGCGATATTTCATTTGCGGATCGCCTTCGCCATCTTCTGTTGCTTGCTTTCGTATTGCATCGCTGCTCGAATGTCTTCTTCAAGTGGATCGTTCTGCCATCGCAATAATAATGCGGTGATGATTCCTGCTGCTGCGATCCCTGCTCCGATGATGAGCTGTAGCTCCATCTGGTTCCCCCTGCTGTCTTGGGGCCTTGCGGCCATGTCGTTGCTAATTGTGGGGGCAGTGGGGCTGTTTCTGGATCCGCCACGCCGTTGCTTCGCCCGGGCCTGGCGATTCACGCTCAGTTTGCTGGGGCTGTGGATAAAACCCACAGGATTCAGGCGTGTTTCTGTATTGCTCTTTGTATGGACAAGCCCTAAGTTATGGGTGTGGGCAAGAGAGGAAATTCCTCAAGGCCTACGGGGGGTAATAAAATGCTAGTTCTTAATCTTCAAGATGTAATGATCGAAGCTGCTACCGAGCTTGCTATCTCTGGCGAGATCGATGTTCCGGTTGATAATCAATGGGGCGGCGTCGATGTGTTTCTTCCTGGTGTTGTTGCACATCGCGGTCGCAATTTTTACAACGGTGTTCGCTTCGTTGAAGTCGACGGTTCTATCGTGATGTACAAGTTTCGCGGATCTCTTGTTTGTGCCGAAGTTACTTTCAAGGGCGAGATGGTTTCATCTTCTGTCCTCGTTGCGATTGCGAAGGAGTGGCTCTAATGACTTTGAACGATCTCATCGAGCAGCTGCAGGATCTTGTTGAAGAATTTCCTGAATTGGCCGAGGCCGATGTAATGGTCGCCACTCAGCCTTCTTATCCGTTGACTGCCGTCATCGATTGCATCTCCCTGGTTGATTCGGAAGATGAAGACGAGGACGAAGATATTTCTGGCGGTTTGCCTACTGTCTGGATCGCGACTTCTGAAGTTGGTTCTTCTTCTTCGATTTCTCCTTATGCTCCTTCTGCTGCATGGGAAGGTCGCTGATCATGAATAAGCCCCAGGTAAAGGTTGCCGGTCTTCCTGATTGCGATGCCTGCGATGGTCGCTGGCAGGCGATCTACAAGCGTCAATATCAACATCCAAATGGCGAGCGCTATTGGATGAATATGTGTGTCTTCTGTCTTCCTAAACATTCCGAATTTGAGGTGAAATAAATGGGTGCAATGAAAGCAATTTATACGGATGTCTGCGATGCGATGTATACGGCTTCGCATAATCTTCTGGAGGCCGTCGAGTCTGGCGATGCCGATCTTATGGAGGCGGTGCTGGTGAACACTCTGGCTGGTCTTCCTTCCTATCTCGAGGCGTTAAGGAGCACGAAGTGAAAATGGATCCGAAGTTTGTTCGTCGTCGTCGCGCAGTGGCGATCGTGATTGGCCTGCTGCTAGCCAGCCTGTTCACGTATGCCACTCGCGATCTCTGCTGGACTGGTTCTGGCTATGGCTCCTGCTCTGCAATGATTGACGAGGTGATCTCCGATGGCCGTTAAGAAGGCGCGTTCTGTCCGGGTGTCTGATTCCCTGTGGGCTGCTGTAAAAGCCAAAGCTGCCGCCGATTCGAAGTCGGTCAGCGAAGTGATTGTGGATGCTCTGAAAGCCTACGTGCGATGAGCTGGTGGAATCTGGCCATCGCCCCTGTTGCCGGCCTTCTGGCCCTGGCCTACGGCCGCCGGATCTGGTTCTGGTTCTCCTTCGGCCTGTTCTTCGGCCTATGGTCTTTCCTGATCGTGCTGCTGCCAAAGAAAGAGCTGCGCGTTCCTGTTCTTCCCGATCGCTTCCTTGTCTATTGGGGTAATCGGGTCATTGCGAAGGAGATGCGATCTATCCGGGATCCATCCGATCTCCTTTAGCAAGAAATACCCCCCACCGCCTGTTTCCTGGCTGTGGGGGGTATTTTCATGCCTTGAGCGCCCTAGCGATTCCTTCTTCTAGGCTGATCTTCGGTTCATAAATCTGCAGCATCTTCGTGGGGTCGCCTACTCTGTATTCGACTCCGCTTGGTTTGCCTGGGTGTTTCTTTATCGGGGCCAGGTATCCCTGCGCCAACATGATCATCTCTGCGAGCTGGATGAATGAAGTCGGTCGCCCGGTGCAAAGGTTCAAGGTTTGGATGTCGTTTGTGATCGCTTCGAAGGTCGCTGCGACGACGTCGTCGATGTGAATAAAGTCGCGCACTTGCTCGCCGGTTCCCCATACTTCGAAGGGTTCCTGTTTTGCCTTGCCGCGTGCTATCAAAGATGGGAATGGGTAATCGAGCGCCTGGTCGCTGCCGTAGCCGCTAAATGGGCGCAGGATGTTGACCTTGATTCCTTCTGCCCTGGCGTATCTGGCCAAAGTTTCGCCGGTCAATTTTGCCCATCCGTAGCTCAAGTCTGGGGTTCGAATGTGGTCGAGATTGATGTCGCCTTCTCGAAGTCGTTGCTGGTAGGCGGCTCTCTGCAAATAGATCGGGTAGGCCGCCGAGCTGCTGTAATAAACGAGGTGCTTCGGCTTGGTTCTTACGGCCCATTGGAACATGTCGCTGTCGATCGCGAGGTCGCTGGCAACGGCCAAAGGGTTCCCCTCGATCGTGGCCCTGCCCCCGACGATCGCGGCGAGGTGAATAACGACGTCGTATCTGGTGTCGTCCTTCTTGAAGAAATCCCTGCAATCGATGCCGTTTGCGATGTCGATTCCGGTGATGTCATGGCCTTTGCCGTCGAGTGCTCTGTGGAAGGCGCGGCCAACGAAGCCGGCATCTCCTGTTATAAGAATTTTCATATGAGCCATTCTGCCAGGTATTTGTCGCTTCCTGATTCGGCCTTTGCCATCGTCTGGTCAATGCTGAAAACGAAGCGGTCGTCTGCTTCCAAAGCCGCCCCTATATGGTGCAAGGTTGCCTTCTTGCCGATCGGAAATGGCCGGCGTCTGCTCTGGCCTTCTGTGGGGGTTTCGTAGCTCTCATCGTGGATCAGGCTGCTGTCCTTGATTAAGGGCCAAATGTAGGCCGCTAGCCAGTCCTGGTCTTGCGTGTAGTAATTCCTGGCTGCTTCTGTTTCGTGCAAATCGGCCGGGATTGCCCTGGTACGAGCTGCGAACATGCCGGCGCTGATCTGGTAATTGTGGCCTGTGGGGTGATCTTTCATAATGTGAAAATCCAGGCCGCTTGCCAGAAACTCTTCGTGTGCGATCCGTTCCCGGTGCGTCAGCCTGGCGTCTGCGTCGCGGCTGAGAACGACGTCGAAGTCTTGGTCTGCCAAAGCCTGAAATCTCCAGAGTTTGGCTGTGTGGTCTTCTGGCCCTGGCTGCTCTACGAGCTGCACGTGGGGGAAGAGCTGCAGGGTTTGTTTGATGGATTCTGGAACGCTGGCCCCGGTGTAGAAGCGCAGGGTGAATCCTTTGAAGTGCCTGGTTGCCAGAATTGCGTTCTTGATCGCGCCGATCGTGTATCGCTCTTCGCTGCCGTATAAAGAGTACGCGATGAGCTGCTTCATGGCCTTAGTTTGCGCTTTAGCAATTCGTAGGCTTCGCTCTCGATGTAGTTCTTGTATGCGAGCGCGTCGAATGAATATATTTCGGTCGCGTTGACTTCCTTGTATCCCTCATCCCATTCCGCTTTGCCTGCAATTGGATGCATGTGCTCAACGATAACGTCATCGAGATAAGTCAGCGCTCCTAAATCCTGGCCTAGTTTCTTCCAGAAGTTATCAAGGTATAAATGCTTCATCTTTGGCGGAACCATGCCATCAAGCGCTTTGACGATGTCGCTGGTCATCGCGATCATGGTTGGAAGTCGTTCCTTCTGCAGCAAGTCGTTGCCGTAGGCCATCGACGGCCGCCGTTGCATTGCCTGGATGAGAAGTGCATCCCACCCGGCTGTGCGTGGGCGGTGGTCATCGCCGAGGAAGGCGAAGTATTTATATTCGCCCTTCTTTGCGATCGCACTGGCTGCCTTGTTTATTGGGTAAGCCATGCCCCGGGTTTCGTTCTCGATCGTCATGCACTTGTCTGCGCCTACTTCGTATTCGTAGGCATCGTGCTCTGGATCGTTTGCGTCAATAACGAAGAGAATGTCTGAATGTGTGGAAAGGCTATCGTGCTCTGCCAATAGTTCGATTGCGTTGCGTGGGCGTCCTCTGGTTGGTACGAGGATAATCATTTCGTTCATTTGCCTGTCGCAATCTCGCCGGCGATGCTGGCGTATGCCGCTAAATCTACGAATGAGTCCAGGGTTTCTGTTTCCATCAAGCGTGCGATTTTAACTAGCGCCATGCATATCGCCACTTGCTGTGGGGTTATTTCGTGCTTCAGATATGTCGTCCATAAATCTGCAATTCTGCAGTGGTTGGTCTTTGGATCGCCGTATGTTTGCTGGCGGTCTTTGGCTGTGAGTCGAGCTGCTTCTTGAAGAATATCCCCCCGATTCATCGACTACTTCTTTCCGCGTCCGAATTCGGTCGCCTTTGGATCGATTGCCTTCAAGATTGGGCCGGCGATCGCTGCGATTCCTACTGCAAGGTATTCCTTCAGTGGGCGGTTTGGATCTACAAGATAAAGAGCTGCGATTGCTGCTGCTCCTGCTCGCAGGTAAGTCATGACGATGGCTTCGAGTTTGTTCTTATCCATTTGCTATCTCCTTAAATTTAGGGCGTCCAAATCCTACGATAAAGACTGGAAGCGATGGCTTAACCTTGCCGCGATTCTTCTTCTTGAATGCTCGTATCTTCTGGCAGACTTCGCCGCCGTTGCGCTGGTCGCCCTTCTTGTCCGGGCTTGTATTGCCTTCGATTGTGGTCACTGTGCCGTTGCGGTTATTTGCGATCACAATTCCAACGTGGGAAATGCGATCGAGCGCATCTCCTGGGAAATCAAAGAAGACGATATCGCCTGGCTGTGGATCTGCTACTTCTGCAAGTGTCCAGGCGTTCTTGTCCATGAATGCTGTTGCTCCTGCTGGCGTGTATGTGCAATTTGGAATCTTGACGCCGGCTTGCTTTGCGCACCAGTTGACGAATGCTCCGCACCAGGGCTGCTTTGCCTTCTGGTATTTCGTTTGATTGTCTGCTGGCCCTTCGATGTAGCCGAGTTCTGCTTTGGCCACTTCAATGAATTTTTCTACTTGGCTCACTTCTTCCCCCTTCTTGTCGATTGTGTATCGAGCAAGATTGAATATATTTCGTCAATGCGTGATTCTAGTCTGTTGACTTGGTCTTTTACCGAGCTGCCGCCGTTTGGCTTTAATTCTGCCAGGTAATGCTTGACGAGCCATCTGGTCATCGCGATAAAGGCTCCGCCGATCGTAATCAATGAAACGGTAAGCGCTGCGTAATCCTGCGCCGTCATAATCCGATTGCCAATACCATCATCGTGACGGTTCCCGATGCTGTAATCGCCCAGATTCCGTTTGCCTTGTTTTCGATCGTGAGCTTGTCGCCGTTATCCATGCGGTATCCGGTGCTGGTTGTCACGTCGCTGGACCCTATAAAGCACTGGCCGCTTGCTGAGTGAAGAACAACGGTTTCGGCTTCTGCTGTTGCATCAACGAGCGCGGTTGCTGTGGTTCCTACGGTGACTTGCCGGGTGCTGATTCCCATTCTTCTCTCCTGGTTTCTTCTGGATCCCCGATGCTTCTACTTCGTCTACGGCGTCGTCGATCGTCCGGGTTGGTTCCCTGGTGCAATCGCCTTCTTGGTATCCCATTAAAGGGCAGCGATCTCGTCTTCTGTCAGGCCAAGAGCTGCAAGTTTGGCCCGGGCTGAGGCTTTGGCTGCTGCCTTCGCCTGTTCTTCGGCTTCTGCTTCGGCCTTGTGTGCCGCCACTGCTGCTCGGTCGATTTCCATCTGCGCGATCTCTGCATCCGTCAGCTCGATTTCCAAGACTTCGCCGGTGGTGCAGTTGACTTCGATTCGTGTTGGTTTAGGCATTTGATACTCCATATAGATAGGCGGTTGTATGTTGGGCGAATGAAGCTCCGCCGTTATGCGTTAGTTTGATTGAATTGATAGCTGCTGTTCCAGACCATGTTCCTGCGCGGAGTGTTTGATATGCAGTTATTGCGCTATTCTCTGTAACTGATTCAGTGGCAAAACTTTTGATAGTTGATCCTGAATAACTAGATATATAAATTTGACTATTTGCAAAAGTCGAGGCTGTGTCACCGGATCCTGAAGAAGTTGCACTTTGATTTCCTGCTCCACCAGAACTTGCAGCACTTGCTCCGTTGCCTTGTATTTGTTTCTGATCATAGGTAGAACCAGTTGCATTAAATTCAATCATAACGTCAACAGGGCCGCCTGTAGCAGCGCGACTAGACAAGCTAATAACAAGATCGGTATATGTGCTCGGAATTGATGAAAAGGTTATATTTGCCTGACCACCACTTCCGACTATAACGGCTGTTCCTATTTGCGTAAATGTTGGCATATTCTAAGCCGCCTTTATTCCGTATAAAGTGAAGGTAGAGCCAATTGTAAAAGTAGCACCAGAAGCAGCAATTAAATCCACACTTGTAATTGCTGCAAGTGGTGTCTTTCTATAAAGTCCAGCATTTGCATCTAATCCGCCTGCTGCTGCGCTAGATCGACTTATGAATGTTTTAAATGTTGTTGTATTAGCGTAATTAAAAATTTGAACTATTGTCGTGCAAATAGTTGTAGTTAAATCTCCAATATAAGCAAAGGTTTCGCTAGTAAATCTAGCGCTACTTGCAGCCGTACCATTGCCATATAATCGAGTTGAACTGTAATTAGTTGCTGTATCTCCATTAAGCCGAATAATTGAATTGACGTAAGTGCTACCAGAAGCATTAAAAACAATCACAAGATCGGTGTATGTTCCTGGTATTGATGAAAACGTAACAGTTGAGGTAGCGCTACCTAACGTTCTTGATTCTATTTTGTCATAAGTCGCTGGCATTTTTTATCCCCTAATTCCATAAAGTGCAAAAGATGAATATTGGGCAAATGAAGCCCCACCGAAGGCTGTTATAGTGATGCTAGTTATAGCATTTGTATTTAACCAAAGACCAGAACCTAATCCTATAGCGCCTGAACCTGTCGCATCGTATCCACCTAAAATTTTTAATGTTTTATTTTTTGATGTAGAAGAATAATCAATTAAATCAACAACATTTGGGGCTATTAAAGATGTTGTATTAGCAGCAACAGAACCACCAGTGATACCAGTTAATGTTGCATTGTAAATAGATGAGGCGCTAGTTCCATCTCCAAATGTTAAGTGTCTTGCATAATAATTAGAATTATTTGTATCGCCGTTAAATGTAAAAGATAAAGATGTTGGTGATCCTGAATTGGAGCGAGCATTTATGCGCAGTTGCAGATGCTTATAGCTTTGCGAAATAGAAGAAAACGCGACGGAAGATTGCCCACCTGATCCGACTGTAACAGTCTCAATTGAGTCATAAGAACTTGTTATTAAAGACGGCGCGAACAATCCGTAGGCCGATGCTGAAAGGCCGCCCCTTGCTCCTAGTATCGGTGACATCAATTCCCCTTATGCAAATTTCGTCTGGCTTGCGAATACGGTGTAGGTGGGCGTCGCCGCAGTCTTGACGACCGTATAAACGTAGGCGTCAATGCTTGAGGCGTTGCCGGCGGCGAATGCTGTTCCACCCTGGTACTTCGGTGTTACGGCTGATCCGTCGATCTGCACCGCGCTATTGTAGTAGGCGGTGCTGCCCTGTGTAACGAGGTGCGTGACTGTGATCGCATCGCCTACGGCCAGAATCGAATTGAGTGTGGTTCCTGAATTGCCTCGAATGTTCAGCGTCCAGTTTGCGCTGGCATTGCTGGTAAAGAAGAGGACGCCCTGGGTTATGGCGTCGTATGCGATCGTGCCTGTGGCTGCCGTAGCTGCGACTGTGGTTCGCTCTTCTGGCCCCACGAGAACAGGGCCGGTAATTGTGCCGCCGTTGATCGCCGGGCTTGTCAGGGTCTTGTTTGTCAGGGTGTCTGTGGTTGCTCTTCCTACGATCGTGTCGGTCGAAGTTGGAAGGGTCAAAGTTCCGGTGTTTGTAATCGTGGAAATGACCGGCGCTGTCAGCGTCTTATTGGTCAGCGTATCTGTCGTTGCGCGTCCTACGAGCGTGTCGGTCGAAGTTGGAAGGGTCAAAGTGCCGGTGTTTGCGATCGTGGAAATGACCGGGGCTGTGAGCGTCTTGTTGGTCAAAGTCTGGCTGCCGGTCAAAGTGGCAACAGTGGAATCAATGGCAACGGTTGGAATTGGCCCGGTTGCGCTCGAGATGCTGATTCCTGTTCCTGCTGTTAGAGCTGTGATATCGCCGGTTGCTCCAACCCAGGCGGATCCGTCATAAACTTCGAGGCTGTTTGTGTCCTGGAGATATGAAACCATGCCCTCTGCCAATACTCCGCTTAGGGCTGTGGTTCGAGCTGCTGAAGATGCAAATACCATCACCGTCTGCTGCATCAGAAAAGTGTTGACTTGCGCTGCCGTCAAAACGTCGCCTGTTGCGAATAGTTTGTATCCTGCTCCTGCCATGATTTCTCCTTGTTAGTAACTGAGAACGCCTGCGACGCCCAGAATTCCTTGCGATTCACTGTCGAGAATAAACGCCTGGATGATCGGTTCGCTCGTCAGTATCTTAGTGGTGAATGTTGTCCTTGTTATGTCGTGTTGCAGTCCTTGTACGAATAATTCGCTGGTAATCGATGTCGATCCTGGCATCGCCTTTGTAACGTTGACCAGGTCGAATATCTCCAGGTCAATGCCGGCGATGTTTCTTGCTACTTGCCCATCGTCGACAAGGTTGAGCGTCATCGAATCAATGCGAAGGGTTGCGTCTTTGCGTGATTGCAAGATCATCGTTGCCTGGTTTAGCGATTCTGTATCTGACTGCACCAGGATGCCGGTTCTGGCTCCTGAATGGATGAAGTAGTTATCGATCGATGTCTGGTCGCTTACGATCTGGTTTGTTCCATTTAATCTTTGAACCGAGACGTTATTTACGATCAGGGTGTCGTCAAAGGCTAGGTCAATCTGGGCGTATCCAATTCCTGTGCCGTCGTCGCTGAAAACTGTCGGTGTCGAGTCTGCGTACTGGCTGACTGTGGTTCTGGAGTAGAAGGTTGCATTTCCTTCTGCGTCCAAGAAGAAGCCACCGAATTCGCTATTTTCTACCGTCTGAATCGCTTCGAGGACGGTTCGATCTGCTGTTCCTGGATCTGCCTGCATCGTGCTGTCGCCGGCGTTGATATCTCTTTGCGATAATGGCCAATCGACAACATCTAGAAGTTTGTTGATTCGCGTTCCGCTTAGTTGCCCTGCTCCGGTATCTGGCACTGTGCTAATCGCTGCGTTATTGAGAAGGCGGAAGCCGTCCACGCAATTGAGGATCACTCTGGAAACTTCATCGGCTCCAAGCGCGAAGGTGGTGTCGTAGCTGGTGATAAAGCCTGAGAATAAATAATAACGAACGCCTTCGTAATCTGCCCAGATTCGAATCTTGCGCAAGGGTACGAGCTTGCCGTAGTAGGGGCCTGCTGTATTGGCCGGGTTCCAGTCGCCGGTTTCGTCCTTAATCTCAACGACGGCCGTTCCTGCTTCGAATTTGTTCAGGATGCGGTTGCGTCCTCTTCGAATGGATGAGCGCAGAATGATGTCTGAAATGTCGACCGAGTCGTCTGCGTCTGCGAGCTGCCCTGTTCCTAGTTTGCCCTTGATGGCGTCGTCCAAAGTGAAGGCTGCTGAAATAAATGCCGGGCCGTTCACGAAGTCGATCGATGCTCCGAGCTGTGGAATGCCTGCCATTAGAGTTGGATCGCTGTCTTTGTGATCGCCTGGCCGTTATTTTGGCCCTGGAGAATGGCATTGCGGATCGCGTTGACGAGGTCGCCCTCGCTGGTAACGCTGCCGTTTACAACGATGTTGACGGTTCCGCCGCCCATCGATCCCATGCGGTTGAGTGGAATTACGGCCTCTGGCCCTGCTTCGCCGATCAGCGCTGCTGTGGGGCTGTTAACGATTCCGCCGTCTGCCAATGCGACCATTCCCATTCCCTTGAGCTTGTTCTGTAGGCCCTGGCTGGTGAAGTTGCCGCCTGCCGATGGGACTGGCACTGGCACTGGCACTGGTGTCGTTGCCTTTGGAATCACTGGCCCGATGAAGCCGGGTTCTCCTGGCTGTTTCGCGGTTGGAGATGGTGTTATGTATGGCTTGAATCCTGGCGGTAGTGGCGTTCCTGTTACTGGTGCTGGTGTTGCCGGCGCTGCAATCTTTGCTCCTGAAGCTGCGACGTAGGCGTTAAGAGCTGCGAGCGCGTCTTTCCATGATTGTGCTGCCTGGTTGCCGGGTGTAGGCCAAAGATCGGAAGGGCTGACGCCGTCTGATATTTTCTTTGCGTAATCGGCGACTTCTTTGTTTGTTAGGCCCCACTTGGTCGCGAGTTTATTGATCTCTTCATCTGAAAGTTTGCCGTCATTTAGCGCTGCGAAGAAGTCGAGATAAACCTGCGCCTGCGCCTTTGTGACACCCCATTGTGCGGCGAGTGCGTCGACTTCCTTTGTCGAAATCTTTCCGTCGTTGACTGCGAAGATTGCGCTGGTGTATGCAACCACCGCTTCTTTGCTTATGCCCCACTTCTGCGATAGGACGATTACTTCTTCTGCTGAAATCTTCGAATCTGCAACAACGCCGAGCAGATCGGTGTATCGCTTGATTGCATCGTTTGCCTTCAGTTGCGCGTCAAGGTTTGCCAGAATTGCTGTGACGCGTGCTGCTTCCTGGATGTTCGCTTGCTTTACAAGGTTCAGACGTGCTGCTTCGAGTTGGATTGGATCTGTTTCTGTGGTTGGCTTGATTTTAAATTTCGCCAACGCTGCAAGCGCCTTCTGTGTCTGAATAAGTTTCAGGTCTGCTGCTGTGAGCGCCTTCGTGTTCTTTCCGGCTGTGCCAAGATTAACATTGAGGCCTTTGAGATTTTTGAGGAAGTCGTCAGTCGTTCCGTTTAATCCGTCAAATGAGAATTCTAATTCTTCGCCGGTGGTTTCTAGTTTGCTCATCTCGCTATTGGCTTTTTTAGTGATGAGGTAAAGGCCACCTAGTGAAGCTGCAAATGCAGCGGCTCCTGCTACGGCTGCTGCTACTGAAATTCCGCCTGTTGCGACTGCCTGCGCTGCTGCTGCTCCAAGTGCTGCAGCTCTGATTGCCTGGTACGCCTTGACCAGTCCTTGTATCGCTGTAACGAATGCGATCACTTTGCCTGCTACGAATGTTGCTGCAAATATCGCGCCAAGTGTTACGAAGACTTCCTTATGCTTTGCTACAAATGCAAAGACTTTGAAGATTGCAAATCCAAAGCCGACAATGGCTTTGATTGCCTGGGTCATAACAGCGACGAGTTTGTTTCCATTTTCGTTCAGGAATGTTTGTATTGCTGGAATGACTTTAGTGATCATCACTGTGAATAATTCTTCAAGCACCGGCATTAGTGCTGTGCCTAGTGTTTCTTTGGCTTCGTCGAATGCAATGCCGAGGCGCTTCATTCTAAATTCGAAGGTGTTTGCTCTGGTTGCTGCTGCTCCACCGAATTGCTTCTGAAGAATTCCGAGAACGGCTGCGAAGTCTTTCGTCTTTCTTACGTTTGCATCGATCGGTACGCCGAGTTTGGTTAATGCTCCGAAGTTGCCCTGGGTTGCTTTCGTGATCGCAGATACTGCTGCCGTCAGATCGATGCCTGAGCCTGCTGAAAGGTCGAGTGCTACTCCTAGTAATCCTTGCGCTTGCGTAATGTCGCCGGTGACGCCTGCTAATTTGGCAAGCGCTGGCCTTAAGTCGTCATCAACGACTCCGAATGCTCGCTGAGTCTGATCAATATATGACTCGGTTGCTGCGATCGCTGCGTCTGTCGCGCCTGTGGTGTTCTTGAGTGAATTGGCAAGCAACGCCTGGGATTTTTCATCTGCGATCGCAGCCTTGACTGAATCCACGCCGATCTTAACTGCGAAGGCTGCGCTGGCTGCAGCTGCAATGCCGAAGGCCTTGCCTACTCTGCCTGCAAACTTATCGAAATTCTTGCCGAGCTTGTTGATATCTCTGGCTGCTGCCTTGCTGCCCTTATCTGAATATTGGGTAATAATCCGGGCGGTTACTGCGCCTATTGCCATGCTCGGTTATCCCTTCTGTTTCTCTAGATTGGCTTGCAGGGTCTTCTCTGCGTCGTTCATTGCGGCTCTGATATTGGCATAAATCCGGGGGCGATCGCGATCAATGACGGCCCATATTCCGCGACTGGCTTTGCGGAAGCGGTCATTTAATACGCCGATCATCTGGCGTCCGGTTCCTTGCCCTGGTGTTCTGCGTCCTGCGACTTCGAAGATAACGCCCGAGGCGGTCTTGTTTAGGAGTGCGCCTGCGCTAGTGGTGTAATCGGCCCTCACGCGGCCCTCAGAACGGGTTTTAACGATGCCCTGGCGGATTGCCTGTGGATCCCATGCCGGCCAGCCTTCGCCACCTCTGACGCCCTTGCGTGGGTTCTTTGCCGCCGTCGTTCTCCAGCCACTCATGGGCGGCTTTGTGTCTATCTGGTCTTTCGCTGCATTTTCGGCCAAGCGCAGCTCGTCGTTGACGACTTTGTTCAGCCGACGAGCTGCGTCCTTGTCGAATTTCTTCAAGGCGGCACTGGTTTCTTTGATGCCGCTAATTACAACGACTTCATTGGCCATGTTTATTTGCCGCCTTTGTCTTCTCCTTAAGATAAATCACGATCGCTTCAAGGATGCCGTCTGGTGCATCCATTAATGAAATCGGATCTATTCCTGTTTCCACAGAAACTGCTGCTATTGAATAGGTCAGGCTATCTCTGTGGATTCTGAATTTGGGTCTGTGTCTAGTTGCACTCCTTCAAGCGTATCTAAGAACTCCGGGCCGAATGGTTTTACAACGACTCCGTTTGCTCTCAATGCAAGCCACCCGAGATAATAAATATGTTCGAGTTTCTGCTCTTCGCCGATGAGTTTGGCTAGGCCTTTGCCGTACTTCTGTTCGAAGTCGACGATGATGCGTGGTCGTAATGAGAACGTTTTCTCCACGCCATCAGTCGTCTTGACTTTGATATTTAATCCATCCATCTTTGTTTCCCCCTATTTTCTTTAGGATGTTGCTTTGGTAATTGCGCCGGAGATCGGCCAAGTCACACTTGCAGTTGCTAATTCACCGACGGATCCATTTAGAGGAGTCCATTCTGAAACAAGCGCTGAAAATGTGTATTGCGGATTTACTGCTGTTGTTGTTCCTGCTACTGGCTTTGCTACTACGCTGACTGCTGTTCCAAGCAACGGATAGATTGTTTGCTCGACTGCTGATGTTGCGTAGTCCTGGTGAAATTCGAACGTTACAGAATTGTCTGCAAGTCCGGCC